ACAAAATAATAAAAATAATAAATACTAACAATACAAATATATTATACACAAGCCCAGAGATTGATATTAAGAGGACTGTAGATAATATAGTTGAGTCAAGTAATAAATATTTTTTTGATATTGTCAATTGGAATAGAACTGCTCCTTATGATAGTTTATTTAAGAGACTAAAAAGAATAATTAGACTTCATATGTTAATAAAAAAGTTAAAGGGAACTGAAATAAAATATGAGTAACTTCATAATACTTATTATATTAATATTATTTTCTATGTATATGGTTAATCGAGACTGAAAGGAGAATTAAAGTGCTATTAATTAAAAAATCAGACAGATTAGGATTTAATTTAACTTATCTTATTATATTGACTACATGTGAAATAATATCTTTTATTAATACAGTAAAGAGTGCTTATATAGTATTAACTTCGGGAGGAATAGAAAGCAATGCTATTCATATGAATAGTTTTAAAATAAGTATGAGTATGGCACTTATGTTTCTTATACTTTCCGTTATAATGTCTACAACATTATTTTCTAACGAATTTAGAGACAGAGAACTAAACTTATATACTATAATCATACCGGGAAAAGTAATAGAGTTTGAATTAGATCAAAGACTTGAGAATAGTTGTATAGAAAATAGTGTCTTAAAGATAATATTAAGATTAAATAATGTAAATAAATAATAGAGAGAGAATAAGGCTACTAAACTAATTAGTAGTCATTTTTAATGTAAAGGAAAAACATTAAATGCATGTAATTTACAAAGGAACGACACCTAATTTCTCTTTTACTCTACCTTATACAATAGATGAGATAAGTAAAATGTCAATGGTGTTTGTGCAACAAGGCAAAGTTATTATAAAAAAGGTAAAGTCTGATTTTAGTCATACTAATAAAATATTTATAGTATCCCTCACACAACAGGAAACTAATTTATTTAACAGTCAAAATGAGGTACGTGTACAACTTAAATTACAGTTAGATAATACAAAACAAGTGTTTATTAGTGATGAAGATACAATGAAATTTGAGGTGAAGAAAATATATGACAGAGAAATATTCTAACATTAACATAAATTTAACCTTAAATAATAATGAATTATCTACTACATTTTATAGTGATCAGGCACATACACAAAAAGAAGAAGAGAAACCTAAAGTATTAGACTATAATGAACTAGTAAATAAACCTAAAATAAATAATGTTACTCTTATTGATAACAAGACATCAGATGACTTAAATGTACTTGACCAAGATGATGAAGTTCCAGTAACAGAAATATTAGCATTATTTTAGGTAGAAAGGAGATAACTTTGGCAATAAAAGAATATATTAGTAAAACAGGGCTTGCTAAATTTAAAGAATTACTTAAAACTTATATAGACAACAAACATGATGAGGTTAAAGCTGATGTTGATAATCTTACAACAAGAATAGACAACTATATAGCAGAGGCACCTGACATAAATATGTCCCTAGAAGAGTACTCAAAAAATGTATATAAAAATTTGACTACACTGCAAATAGGTATTAAGCCAAGCACAACAGAGTCTGGGAAGTACACTTTTTCTTGTTATCAATACTATGATGATCCTCAAGTAGGAGATGATGGTGAGAAAACATTGTCAATAGGACATTTCACTGTAGAAGAACTAATTAGTAGCCCTACAGGAGGTCTCTCCTATAGTGATGTAAGTATAATATTGGAACCCTATGCTAAAGAAGAATATGTTAATGCATATGTATATCTAATAGGTATACAAGGGTTAAAGGAAACTGAATCCAGTGTTTCTGATTCAGATCCGATGGAAATTCTCCCGATTTTATCTGGTAAACACGCTATAGATGAAGTAATAAATTACAAAAATTATGTGTTTTGCTTCATTCAAAAGGATAAAGAGAAAAAACCATTTACAGATGCAAGTTTATCATTGATAGGTGTATCTTCACACATGAATAAGTTCTATCAACACATTAGAATAAAAAGTTTTTTATAATAAACTAAAGAAAAGGAAAATTTTTAAATGGCAACAAAAAACTGGGTAAGTAAAGCAGGTTTGGCAGTAGCAATTAGTAAGATTAAAGAGTTAATCTCTACTAAGGCAGACAAGAATACTTTTGCAAGCGAATCACAGTCTGGGTTAATGACAAGTGCAGAGCACGTTAAACTAAAAAACTTAAAGCAACCCACAAAACTATCTGAGTTAGCTAATGACAAAGGATATATTACTAGTGCAGACGTACCTCCTGGTAGTGTAGCTTCTGCTTTAACTCCTAAAATGGATAGTGAGACAGCAGTAATAGGTACGGATAATGGCTTCGCTAGAGGTGACCACCAACACCCTACAGATACATCAAGAGCAAGTGCTACAGCCTTAAGTGCTCTTGACACAAAAGTTACAAGTACCATGGGTCAAGTTCAGAATAACTATAACAGTATTAATAGAAATTCAGCAAGCATTATGGATATCAATGATAAGTTAAATAATGCTACTACAGGTTTAGATTCTAAATTAGCTAAGGCTGACATTAAGGATTGGGCAAAAGCACCAACAAAGCCTACATACACATACACAGAAGTAGGGGCGGAAAAAGCAGGGGAATCTGCAAAAGCACTTACAGAGGCAAAGCAATATGCTGATACAAAAATATCTACTTTAGGTACTGTATATAAGGTATGTGGAAGTGTAAATAACTATTCAGAATTACCAACAAGTGCAAAGAATGGTGATGTATACAATGTTAAGAATGTATACAAGCACTATCCAGCAGGTACTAACTTTGTAAAGACAGCAGAAGGTTGGGATGACTTCGGTGGTGAAATAGACCTTACAGGCTATTGTCAAGAAAGCGACTGGAAAGAAGTTACTACTCAAGAAATTCAGGAGATGTTTAACTAAATATGATAAAAGGTATTGTAGTCCATGAGCAAAAAGAGGGTGTAAGCCTTAATGATTTTCAAGAATTTGCGTTAGGAATGAGACAAGCATTATCAAGCATCACCAGTAAAGTAGTTACCGCAGAACACCGCACATTAGCATACACTAATAAGGAATTAGACGGAAGTGCACAACGTATTCTAGTACCTATAACTTCAGACTGTGACTGCATAGAGATAGAATTTCTGTGCTATAAGGGATATCCAGAGAGAGTCTCTAGAAGAATCTACTTCAAAGAAGAAAATAACATTACTGTATCTGGTATGTCATTTGGTTCTGACGGAAATAACTTTTGGATGAACGCAAGGAATTTGAAATGTTCTTTTTCCCAATATGACGTAATAATTGATGTGAATGCAGGTAGTTATAAGTCACAAGGTAATACTAGATCCTCATCTGATGCAAATGCTATGATTCCATACAATATATATACTATTGAAAATGTAAACTGCATACAATCACAAAAGTAAGGAAAAACTATAAATGAAAAAAATTAATTGGCAAAAGAGATTTAGAAATAAAGCATGGTTACTAGCCTTCGTTTCAGTAATTCTAACAGCAGTTTATGGAGTATTAAATAGTTTTGGTATTACTCCTAAAATTGCACAGAATGACTTAACACAGTACATTATTACTTTACTTAACTTCTTATCTATGATGGGTGTAATTGTAGATGGAACTACACCAGGGGTTAAGGATAGTGCTGTAGGCTTAAGTGAGCTTACTGCGGAAGAGATATATGGAGACAAGGATAAATAATTCTTTATGAACTCACTTACAATACAAATTATAATTGCATTACTGGGTTCACAAGGATTTTTTACAATGGTGATATGGTTTTTAAACAAGAGAGAGCAAGCTAAACGAGAAACACTAGATCCATATGAATTAAAATGTGCTATAGAATGTATTAGAGCAATGGCACAAGACAGGATAGTTTATTTATCTTCTCTATACATAAAAAAGGGAATGATAACTATTCAAGATAAAAATGATTTAAGAGAAATTTATGAACCCTACCGCAAGGGAGGTGGAAATCATCACGCAGAGTCACATTGGAATGAGGTGTGCAAACTGCCTGTAGTAGATGAATACCCAGACCACACAGCTAAATTGGTGAATTAATAAAAAATTAAGGGATAGATGATTAGTTTCATTTATCCCTATTTTTTTGTAATTTAAGACGTTTTATTTTATTAAGTATACTTTTATACTTAATTTATATTTTCTTTCAACCTAGGTCAACCTGGCTTGTCCTGTGACATACTGTCACACGTTAATATATGTGCTATTTAAAATAAATTAAAAATAAGTGTTGACTTTATAAAAAAGTAAGAGTAATATATACACATAGAAAGAAAGGGGAACATTAATTATGAATAAGAAAGTTGAGAAGAGAATCTATAAAGGATTCATAAGAGATTGTATAATAGCAGGAATAACACTTCCTACAATGTATGTATTATTCATACTAGCGTGTAAGCATCTAGGTTAAAAAAAAAGAACAGCAGTTAGGATATAAATCTTAACTGCTGTTGACACGTACAGACATGTAAATCTCTTGATAATATCAAGCAGTACATAAAGTCAAAGGTAAGAAAAATGTCAAACAAAGCAATTAAGTATCGCATATATCCCACAACTGAACAAGGAATTATGTTCTCTAAGACCTTTGGTTGTTGTCGTAAGGTCTATAATCTTATGCTTTCTGATAAGATTGAGGGCTATAAGGCAACTGGGAAATTCCCCACTGTAACACCTGCTAAATACAAAAAAGATTATCCTTATCTTAAAGAAGTAGACAGTCTTGCACTTGCTAATAAACAGATGGATTTACAGGCGGCATTTCGTAATGCTTTTAGCAAATCTCATAAAAAGAAAAACGGATTTCCTGTGTTTAAATCTGCAAAGCATAGTCGTAAGTCTTATACTACAAATAATCAAAAAGGTACAATCGCTATTTTAAATAAAAAATATATCAAGCTTCCTAAAGTGGGTAAGGTGAAAGCTGTTATTCATCGTATTCCCGATGACACATGGATTATCAAATCTGCCACAGTATCACAGGAATCAGATGGTAAGTATTATATTTCTGTACTTTTTTGGTTCAATAAAGCGGAAAACACTTATATAGCTGATAAAACCAATGCTGTGGGATTAGATTACGCTTCTGATGGTTTATATGTAGACAGTAATGGCAACGTCGGTACTAATCATAAATATTACCGTGAAAGCCATAATAAACTCACAAAAGCACAGCGTAAATTGTCTCGCATGCAAGGTTCTAAAAAATATGAAGAGAAGTCTAATAACTATATTAAGCAACTCCGTAAAGTAAACAAAATTCATAGACATATTGCTAATCAGCGTTTGGACAACCTACATAAAATATCTACTGAGATAGCCAATCAGTACGATGTTGTTTGTGTAGAATCCTTAAATATGCGTTCTCTGTCAAACAAAGGTTTCGGTAATGGCAAAGCGACTTTGGATAACGGGTATGGAATGTTCCTATCTATTCTTAAATATAAGCTATCTGATAGAAATAAGTATCTCATAAAAGTGGATAAGTATTTTCCGTCATCACAAATCTGCCATTGTTGCAGTACATTGCATACTGAGATGAAGAATTTATCCAACAGAAAGATGGTATGTGACTGTGGTCTTGCAATGGACCGAGATCAAAACGCTGCCATCAATATCCTAAATGAAGGATTACGCTTACTTAGTGAAGGAGCGTAAACAAAATACATAGTAGGGATGGAATTAGCCCAAACTTATACGCCTGTGGACATTGTGTAGGACATTGAGTTGCGTAATATCACAGCTAACGCAGTGGTGGTTGAAACAGGAAGCTCCGACTTTTATAAGTCTGAGCAGTTCACTAATTTCTGAAAGGAGTAAAAATGAATAATGAAATTACTAATTATATTCACATTATGTAATTTTATTAATGTAATTATAAGTACAATAAAGAGTATAGTAACAGTAAATGGTAGTAAAGCTATGGCTAGTTTAGTTAATGCTATAGGCTATGGGTACTATACTATCATTATTTATCTTGTAGCTACTGTGAATATTAGTGTTATTACTAAATCTATTATTGTATTCTTTTGTAACTTAACTGGTGTATATATTGTAAAAGCAATAGAAAAGAAATATACGTCTAATAAATTATGGATATTTAATTGTACTATATATTCAAATGTTAAGGATGTTTGGAAGTTCCAAAGATTACTAGAAGATAATGGAATAAAAAGCCTATACCATGAAGTAATTAAAGATGAGATCTATAATATAGAAGTATATAGTAAAAGCACAGAGACTAGTAAACATATAATTAAAACTATTCATGATTTAGAAAAAGATGTAAATATTAAATATTATATAATAGAAAGTAAGGGTAAGTAGAAGAAATGAAAACAACAGTAGGTGATGTATGGAGAAAAAGCAGTAATGATGAATTAGCAGACCTAATGCTAGACTACACTACAACTTTACTATGTCATTTATTTGATATTCCAGCTGATGAGTTATTTTCTAAATATTTAGATAGTGAATCTCATTATTATATGATTAAGGAATATTTTAATACGGATGTAAGTAAAACAATGAGTGAGTCAGAATATATTAGTTAAAGAATTGTAAATTATATTAGAGATATAAAAAGAAACGAGGTATAAAATGAAGTTTAATTTTATTGTATCACTATTAATTGTGTTTGCACTTTGCCTATCAGTAGGCTATATTTATAAACACAAATTTAAGAGACTACATAACAAATGGATACCTATTGTACTTATTGTAGTAGGTGGTATTACTATGTGCATTTTAGTTAATAAGTTTGATATTGTTACAGCTATTAAAGGTATTAGCGGTGCGGGTCTGGCAACGATTACACACGAAGCAGTAAAACAACAGAAAAAGAATCCAAGGTCAGGCGGTGTGTATAGTAAGAGTAATGATGAAATTCATGAGGCAAATGAGGTAGAATAATATAATGACAGGACAGCAAATTATAGATTATGCAAAACAATTTAAAGGACAGCATTCAGCTATTTTCGCTGATTGGTATGGTATCAGCAGAAGTTCAGCATGGTGTGCCGTATTTGTAAGCTATATCCTTAATCATTGTGGAGTAAACTATCCAAAGAATGCTTGGGTGCCTAATGCAGATGCACAACTATCAAAACTAGGTAAGTGGGTAGGATTAGGAGATGCACAAGCAGGTGACGTAGTTATCTTCACATGGCATGGTGGTGGATATAATAGCGGAAAAGGAAGTAGAGATCATATTGGATTTATTCAGCACAGAAACTCTGATGGTTCTTTCTTAACTATTGAGGGAAATACTTCAGGAAGTATTGTAGCAGAGAGAACAAGATATCCAATTAATATTTATAAGATTTATAGACTTAATAGTTTAGGTGGTTCTTCTTATACATATACTCCATCAGCAAGCTCCTCTTCTACACCAGCACACAACAGCTCTGCTGGGTATGCGGTAAATGAGGGAGTTAGGTATACTACATCTTCTCTTAACGTAAGAACAGGTCCTAGTACTAGTTATGGTATTGTACAAACATTACCAAAAGGAACTCCAATTAAAGTAGTAAGAAGATATGGAAATTGGGGATACAGTAACGGTGCAAGAGGATGGGTATGCACTGATTACTTATCAGGAAGCACTGTAACTAAATCTGTAGCAAGAGCTACTAGTGGTGGATATTCTACAGGAATGTATCATGTAGGAAATGGTCAGCTTAACGTAAGAACAGGTCCTGGTACTGGGTATAATAGAGTACAAACACTTGCAAGTGGAACTCCACTTAAGATTCTAAAGGTATCTGGTGTATGGGGTTACTCTGCAGGTGCTAGAGGATGGGTGCATCTAGGGTACTGTAGAAAAGGTTAAAACATGAATATTAAGATAAGGGCTTTTACTAGTCCTTATTTTTTTTATTTTTTTT